TGACAACTCCATGGCTGACATACCAGTTTTGGTAGAGCCAGAAGTATAAGAAATATCAGCGTTCAAACCGACATCAGTTTGAGCTGGAGAACCTGCACTTTGAATTTCAAATACAGCATCAGGATCATCTACAACAAATGCTTTAATATCGGACGATACAGTGCCATCAGGAAAGTGAGAACTGAAAACAGTTTCACCTGAAGAGTTTGTAAAAGTACAACCTCTAAATACACCTAAAGCTTCATCCCCAGCACCAGCTACTAAAATAGTACCTGTGTTGAGCATTTTTACTAAATCGCCTGAAAAAATATTCCCAGAAGCACCAGAGGCAATTTCGTATTCTGTGACTCCACCATTTTGGACTCCAGAACCTAATTTACCAACTACTTTTGCTCCGAATGGGGCATTTTTGTTAGACATAATAAGTCACCTTTATATATTTAAAATTAATTGTTTAGTGATCAATCTCTTTGACCACCACCAAAAGTTACCTTGCTACTACGCTCTGGATTTAAAATCGGAGAGCTTGGATCTGATTCCTTGAGTAAGTCATTATCAACAGCATCCTGTTGAGTTCTAGCAGCGTTTTGATAGTAGGAGTTTCTTTCATCACGCGTTTCATTTGGAATCTTAGCCAGTAACAAACCACCCCTTGCGATAACTCCTGCATGTTTGCCTTCTTCTAGTGCGTCATAACGATCTTGAAAAGATGCGTCCAACTCTTCTGATCTTACTAGGTCGAAACCTTCGCTTAATCTAGCTGTAACATTTTTTCGATCTTCTTGGCCTACAAGTTCGGCTCTAATCCACCTGTAGGTATAACCTTCAGGTGCAGGAGGAGTATCCAACATGGATGGTGGGCTCCAAGGTTTGCGAGCTACTTTATCAGCTCGAGTGTCGGCAGAACGTGAAGTTCTGTTTTGTTTGTCAGTATTATCTGTCATATTAGTTACCTTTTAACATATTTTGCGTACTCTGTTAAGGGTACGTTTAATTTTTTTGCCATTTGTACTTCACTAGGAGAGAGCCTAATCTGCTTTTTACCAGACTTACCGCTTACTCTTCCTGCTGAAGCCACCTTTTGTGACGGTTTAGATTTTGCTGGTTCATTAAAATATTCAGGGTGTTTAATCCTGATTCTTTTATTTACTTCAGCAAAATATTCATCACTTTCAACGACAAAACCTTCAGTAACTAAATCTTCATGTATCTGAGTTCCTGATTCATGCATCACTGCATTATTTAAGAACCAATCATTACCGTCATCAATCCAGTTTTGCATTTTTGAATTGAACATAGGTTGTTGTTGAACTGTTGGTTGAGGCTGTTGGACTGGAACTTCTTTTTGCATTTGTTCCATTTTAAGTTTACCTTCTTGCACTTTTTGCTCTTGTACTGCTATTTTAGCTAATACGTCTTGTGCTTGTGCTACCTTTTCATAATCTGCAACTTCATGTGCTTTTTGCAAAGAGGCCATAGCTTGTGCTTTTTGTGACTCTAATCTTGTAGCCGACTCATCAAAGGTTGTTTGTTGTAGGGTTTGTGCAGTTGTTTTTAATCTTTCATTTTCAGCTGCTAAGTTTTTAGCGTATTCATAAGCTGAATCTTGACCTCTTTCTGCCTCTCTTAGTTTTCTAGTTAAAGTATTAATTCTTTTTTGAACTTTATCAGAATAATCTTGTAACTCTTCCTCACTTTTCTCAGGTTCAGGCTCTTCAGTTACAACTTCAGGTCCACCGTCTTCTGTAGGTGTTTCTACAACATCTGGTTCTTCTGGCTTTGATTCTTCTAAATCAATAACCTCTCCCTCTTCTTCTATTACCTCTTCTTGTTTTAATGCTTCTTCAGACATTTATTCTCCTTATACTGCAAGAATATCAGTAGGATCTAATATGGTGGCAATCACTTCATCATCATTAATGATCCGACATTCGGATTCATCACCAAGTTTGAAACGAGCTCCAGCATACCTGCCTATCAATACCCATTGTTTTTCTTCACACCAAGGACCGTCAAATTTAGATTTATCCTTATAACAATCAGGCCCCATTTTTACCACATAACCAACAACGGTAGATAACCTTTGTTGATCAACTGTAGATTGTACTAGCTGTATGCCACCGTCTGTTACGCCCTTACCAGCGTAAGGTAATATTAAAATACGCCAACCAGTAGGTTGTGGCATACGTTCTAAAATTGACTTTTCTATAAGTGTTGGATCTAAAACCCGTGCCTCTTCTTTTACATAAGGAATCTTAGTTTCTTCTTTTGGTGGGTTTTGTTCAGCTTCTAATTCTTTTGCTATGTGTTCAGGTACCTGTATCTTGGATGTCATCTTGTAAGTTTTTCCCTAGCAGTTCTCTAAATATATTTTCTGCATCAGCGAGAGAACTGTAACGCCCACGCAAAAACTCGTATTGAGAAAAATCACTACAGCCAGATAACATGGCATCCTTAGTGTCTTCTCTTCTGGCTGCTATTTCTTTTAGAAATTTTTTAGCCAGCCAAACTGAATCCATTAATATACACCAGAAAACTTACCACCAAACTCAGCAATACCCATACCTCTGGATTTACCTTTACCCATACCAGGCTTAGGTGTTGTATTGGTATCAAAAGTTCCTTGGTTAGTTTTTAGCGATACGCTTCCTTTGTTACTGTAAGGATTTTTGTTTTTCATTACAGTAGGTGTTTTTTGTTGATTTATTTCTGTTCGTTTAACCATGCTTGCTATTATGTATAGATAAATTTAATTTTGCAAGAATTAATTACGATTCATTATATCCAAGTTTTTTAACATACGTTGCTGATCTAATCTTGCTCTAGCCGTATCGTCACGCATTTCTGCAATATCTTCAGAGGCTTGGATACGCTCTCTATCAATCGTAGCCCTTCTTGCAGCATCTTGTTCTTTACGTCTTTCTTGTGCATTAAACTGTTGTTGTTCGATTGCTAACTCTTGACCTTTCAAGGCAAGCTCTTGTTTTCTGATTGCCACTAACGGATCTTCATCCTCTGGTTTAGATATTCTAGAAGTGTAATCAGCAATTAATTCAGACATAATAGGTGCTGAGAACTGTGCCAGAATATTATTTGCTTGTTGCATAAGAGCACCTTGCTCTGCAGGACTTACTTGCTGTGCTTGTTGTTGCAGTTGTTGGAACTGCTGTAAAGCTTCTGGTGGCATTTGTTGTTGTGCCAAGATGTCTGCTTTCATTTGTAAGTGTTCCATAATATGTGCATGCACTAAAGCTTGTACTTGTGCATTCATTTGTACGGGTGGTGTATTAAGTAAGCTCATGTGTGTTGCTATATGTGCATCATGGTTTTGCTCAGGAAAAGCTTTAGCAGGATTACCTAATAACAATTGATTATTCTCAAAGCCAGCTTCTACAGGTTTTGGCTCTGTTTGTGGTGGTGGAGCTAGTATTTGTTCCACGTTATCAACCCCTATAGCAGAATACATACGCTTATATGACTCATAAATACCTGATGCACCGTGTACTTCTGGATTAGATTGAACTAACTGCATCATTTCTTGAGCCATAGCTATACGTTGCGATTGGCTGAATATATCAGGGTTAGATATGGGGAATATATCTACTCTATCGTCAAAATCAGTCAATTTAATCGTATTGTTAGCGTTTGCTACGTTATATGGATATTCTTCTGGTAAATATTCTTTAAATACGTTAGCTAAGATACGAAACTCTTTCTTTTGGGAGTTATGTAGTCTTTTGTGTATAGCAGATAATACTTTGGTTGATCTTTCTAATAACGCTAATGTAGTGCCTACAGGTGCATTTGGATTACCTTGCCCGACATTTATCTCTGCAATAGAAGCAAATCTTTGTCCTGCGTTTACTAATATGCCTAAAAGGTTTAATAAAGTGCCGCTTGGCTCTTTAAAAGGTAATGGTTGTATGGATTCACGTAAGGAACCACCTGGAGCATCTACATCTCTAAATTCTCCTGGTTGTATGGGTGTGTCTTCGTCACGAATCCTAATCCCACGCGTTTTAAAGCCTGCAGGTAGATTTGCAAGAGTACCAGCGTCTATTAACTGCCTTAAAATACTGGTTGAAGCCTTAGAAAGGCCTCCAATCATGTGAGTTAAGCCAAAACCGTAGAATCCTAGACCAGGAAGGAACTTAAAATGCACAAAATACTCTATTTTTTTACGCATAGGGTCATCTTCAGCGTAATTACGGTAAATACTTAGGATATTGTTAGTATTTGCATCAATAGTTACGATGTAAGGTAGCTTTACACCTGTTATTTCACCCGTTTCGTCCACATCTTCAAAGCCATCTATATCTAAATTACAGTGGACTTCGTATAAAACCGATACTTCACCCATATCATAAGAAGGTTCTAGGCCTGATAGCTCGTCTATTTCCTCTTTTACTTGGCTATATTCCTCGTTATCGTAAGCTCCAACGTCAATTTTGCGGTAAAACCCTAAGGCTTGCATCTTTTTAACCTCATTTTCAGGCATTTTGACCACATTTGTGATTCTAGGGCAAGATTCTAGGTCAGTTGAGAAGTAAGGCACGATTAAATCCTCTGGTGCAATAAATTTTGATACTGCACGGCCTAATGATTCGTCATAATATATTTTTTTAAACGCAGATCCAGCCAAAGGTAGATAAAATAGCATTTGGTCTAGCTCTTCATCAAACTCTTCCATAACATGCACTATCTGATAGTTCATAAAATCAGATACTCTTTGTGCTTGATCTTCAATTACCGCATCATATTTACCAACTACTTGTGTTT